TTTCGCTACGCTTAAACTCATTGTACAACTCTGTACACATAGTGTTGTGATTATTGCTATGATTGCCGTTGAGATTGCTCGGATAATTTCTACCCATTGATTACCTGTAATTTTCATGTTTAAAATAATTTAAGTTGTAAATTTTCTAATTGTTGTAGGTGTTCTTCCCACATGTCATAAGTTTTTTCTATTATTAACCTCCTTTCTTTTTTAGTTAGTTTATATTCTTTGTAAATCGTATCTTCGAATAATTCGACCCCTATTGTTACTTCTCCCGGTAATAAATTATACCAAGCGAATGCTTTGAACGCCTTGAATGTATTAAATTCCTTGTTCAGTATCATCCATTTTGTCTTTCTTTTTGGTTTTTTCATTTTCGTTAGGATATAATTTCCATGATTCTACTACTGCTATTATTTGCTCTCCTTCAATTTCTTGCGTGAGTGCTTTTGCTACTGTTACTGCTACTTTGTAGGTGTGTACTCCTGGTAGTTCTTTAACACAGATGTGAAATGATGGTTTATCACCTGTTGTGATTACGCTAAATTTTGTTGCTGCCATAATTATTTATTGATTTTAATGATTAATAATGTTAATACTTCTATTACTGATTTTAATTCTTTTTTGTTTAATTCTTTTGCACACTCTAGTGATTTCCAAAGTAAGTTTTCAAGTTCTTTTAATTCTTCTTGTATCATATTTACCTCCTTGTTTTTATTACATTGCAAATATACGTGTTTTTTTTGATTCTGCAAATTTTCTTGTTACTTTTAACATTTATTTAACATACTGCATAGTAAGGATGCGCGCCGTTTGAGCGCCGATGGAGCAATAGAGGGCGCGTAGCCCTCCTTAGCGTCTAGCTCCTTGATATCGCCGAAGGCGCACACCACGGCTTTTGCCGGGTGCACGCCCTCATATAAAACTGTTCCTTAGGAAACTGTCCTTTACTCTTTCACTGTCCATCCTTCCCTATATACCCCTAAATTCTGCGCGGAGCGCAAATTAATAGCAACTTTGTTGCGTGCGTCAGGGATTGAAGGCGAGTATTGGAGCGAAGCGGAAATATGTTTGAGCCGTAAAGCCCGCCCGGACGCCCAAAATATAATTATTAATATAGCCCTTAAAATGGACTTTCGTCTAATGATGTATATTTTTTTGCCTGATTTATTGCCCAATACATTTCTAATTCTTGCAAATCTTTGTCTTGTTTTTTCTTTTGTCTCCTTAATCTGTTTAAATATTGTATTTTTTCCCAATCTTTTCTCCTTTCTCCATATAGTCTTTGTTCTGTTTTTCTTCCTTCTTCTAATAGTTGTAAATAATATTCTTCATCATCTCTATGTACAGGTTGCCCCATTACATAAATGATTCCTTTTTCTATTTTATCAAGGAATATTAATTCTCTTTCATCTTCTGTAAATAATTTGTTTCTGTAATATATTGGTAGATTAAGCTTTATACCTGTTCTTGTTCTGTATCTTTCATTTGTTTCACCCTTTTTGTATTTGTGGTTTTGAGCATCTGCCCTTTCTGTATATCCCTTGCCTAGTCCTGCGGAACATAATACTTTTCCTCTGAAATTTTTATGGTCTACATCTACTTTTAGCATATATTTAGTAATGTAATTTATTGTTTTTTCATTTACAAAAAAACCTGTGAATGTGATTCCGTATTTCCAATTATTTGTAATCTTTTCTCCGCTTCCTAGTCCCCATACTATCCCGTGTAGATGCAATCTTTCTGTTTTCTCGTGTCCTAATTCTGTGATAAACCAATGTTTTACGGATTTACCTGTTTGCTTTCGTACTCTTTCTAAACATAATCTTATTGCTTTCGTTGCTATATCATTATCATTTTCTAAATTGTATTTATTTTTTAATATTGCGTAGTGTTCATCTGTAATTGTTAGTGTAAGGAAATATGCATTTGGCTCTTGTCTTAGTTCCTCATTCATTCTAACTTTCCATGCTCTTTGCTTTTGTTGCCTGCATTCCAGACAGTCTCCGCATGCTGCTGTTACATATCTTAGTCTTTCGTCTGGACATGCCGGAGGCACTCCACCATTTTTTTTGTTTGGTAGATACCTCCGGTTTAGTATGAGTTTAGGATATAGACACATAATTATTGAAAACCTGTTTTACCTACTTTTGCTCCTATTGCTGCCCCTGCTCCTTTTGAAGCTATTTCAAGCATTCCTAGTACAATGTCTTTGACGAGCTTCTGTTCTTCGATGTCTAGTCCCTTTTTGCCTAGTTCGTATCTGTTTATTACGTCCTGTACATAGGCTTCCATCTGTTCTCTTTGGTTAATGAGCGCTTTTCCTTCTTTAACAAGTTTTTCCCATCCTTGTAGGATTTCTGCTGGAATTGCTTTTGCTTGCTCTTCATTAACTTTTTGTTGGCTTCCTTTGAGTAATATTTCAGCCATCAGGTTTTGAAGTGTTAACGAGCTTTCTCTTACTTTATTGTCGATTGTTCGTTCTTTTAACTCGTTGTCGAGTTTCATTCCGTTGATTTCTTCAGTTAGTTTATCAATTCCCTTTTGTAGGCTCTTGATGTTCCAGCGTGTTTCATCGGCTTTGGTTTTAGTCCAATCGGCAGTATTTCGTTTGAGTTCCTCTTCTGCATCTGCAACTCTGATTTGTCCTAAGATGAGACCTTTTTTTGTTTTTTCATTTGAAGTCTGCGCTATTAGGTTGTCAATGGTAGCTTTTTGTGCTTCTGTATCTACGCCTGCTGTTTTTTCTGCTTCTGCTTTATTTTTTTCGGCTTGCGATTTATTTAAATCTATTTGACTTGCCAGATTTGCGAGTTCTAGTCCCATTCCTTGGATGGCTATACCTGTTTGCATTCCTTTTGCGTCACTTAGTCCTACCCCACTTGCTTGACCTGCTCCTGTCGTGCTTCCTCCTTGTCCTCCCATTCCGTAAAGTAGTGCCGGATTTAGACCTGCTGCTTTCATCTTTCTGACTTGGTTTGGAAATGAGGTATAATTCCACATGTCTTTTGCTAATCCTTGATTGTATTGGGCTTGTTGTTGGTTTAGTTTCGCTTGAAGCTCCATCATTTCTCTTTGGTCTTCGTTTTGTTGTTTTCGACCTAGTATGCTTCCGGCTAGTCCTATGCCTGCTCCTATTATGGATCCTATCATATTTTAAATAATTTAATTTTACAATTTTCGCGCTTTTTTTATAAAGCGTCTTTCTAATTACTTGATAATATATTGTACGTGCGTACCTTTAGTCAAAGCTTTAAACAAAACTCCCACCCTCCACCCTTTTTTTTATGACTTTTGTTGCTTTGCGTACTAGGTGCACTACAAGGCTTAACGCGAGTTTTCGCTAGTTAACAGTTTAGTTTTCACTTGGACTCCCTCCTTCTGTTTTTATTGGTACATCTTCTGCTGTGATTTGGTTCTTTTTTGCAATTCTTTCCATGTCGATTTTATCGTATGCATCAATTGCTAAATCAAACCTATCTGTCCGGATGTTGTATGCTGGTAGTACTCCGTCCTTTTTTTCTGTATAGATAATTGGCGCTGTGTCGGTGATCGGCTCTTTTGTTTGAACGATTCTTGCTACTTTTTCTTCAATGGATTCTCCTTCGTATATTTCTACACTTTGTAGTCTCCCGTTATTCGGTATTGATCTTGAATGTTTCATAATTGTTGTAATTTTTATAAGTTAGGAATTTGTTTTGCACTGATGAGACGTCTTGCTCTAATGTCAAATTTAATTTGTGTCCAAAAGTTCATAGCGTCTAGGTTTGTATCTGCAAATATGTAGTTATATTTTACAGGGTCTATATAGGTTGTTAAATCTTCGATATCGAGATGTCCGTCACTGTTTATTTTTGGACTATATTGCCTGTTTAGTACCATGAACTCCTCATTCATTCCTGTTGCAAAGTTCCCGAATGTTCGGTTTACATTTGTCATGTAATTGATCCATGCCACTGTTTTACCTACGGATGTTTGGTTGATATTTGGTTTTTCATTCCAATAATCTGCCCACCAGGCCCTTTCACCGTTGATACTGTCTTGGTATCCGATTCCGTCGAGTGCTGGTTTATGTAAGTCATCCATAGTTTTTAGTTCCATATCCCAGTCGTTTCCTTGTGAGTAATCGATTCTTGGCGTAATAGATGTTATGCACATAATATACCCCGGTTCTGTTACCTTGATTTTAATGTGTCCACCCCTTTGCTTGCTTGTTGTTATACCTCTACCTGCAAGTGTTCCTAATGGTTCGTCTTCTGACGCAGAGTTACTGATAACTTCTTGGAATACAATTTCTTGGCTTGTTCCTCCTTCGAATATTGGTGTTTCGCATCTTTCGAAGTAGTTACTTCCTGTGTATACAGTTTCTAGCCAGTCTCTGTATGTTCCTCCACTTACCACAATTCTGTTTAGCATATTGTAGACTTTTTGTGATAAATTTAGTGCGTCCATAGATAGCTTGCCGTCTGATACGTCTACTGCGGAGATTTCATTTACTCCTTGTACGCCTTCGACCCATTCTGTGTTGATCCAGTTTTGGAATAGGTCGCTGTTGTAAGTTTTTAGGCATAAGCCGTACTGTGGGTCGGTTGTATTTAGTTTGTTGTTTACTGGTTTCCTTTTTCCAAAATTTGTAAAAGGTGGTATATTTTCTCCATTAGCTTTTGATATATTAAATGCTGTGTTTCCCGCTACTCGTAATATTGAATCTCTCATTGTATCGATATTTTCTAGCGGAATTGATTCCAAAGTTGTTCTGTTTATTGTTTGTATACTTCGAATATACCATGTTTCTCCTTCTGGGACATTGTTCGTTGTTATTGTTATTATTTCTCCTGATATTTTCCATGTACCTATATTTTCCGGTGTAAGTATTTCACTTTGTCCTGTTGTTGAATTTTTTGCAACTTTGAATTGTAGTTCGTTTTGTTTTATTGTTTTTGGACTTACGGCTATTATTCCTGTGTTGTTTATTCTACCTTCGTTACTTTGAATTGCATTTGGATTTACCCTTTTTCCGTTGATTGTTACTATTAGTTCTTCAGTATTTCCGATAATATAAAATTTGTTTTCTTGCGTGTTTGCATAGTAGTTTTTGAATATATCGTAATACATTAGTATTGGTACTGCATTTTTGTATATATCTTTTGTTGTTGTTTTAGATGCTATGGATCCGTAACCTTTTATCCCTAGGTATGCTAGTAAGCAGCTAGGATTTATTTGTGTCCATTGATTTTCGGTTGTTGGTTGGTCGTATGTTTTATTTATTGTGCATCCTAATAGAGGTAGCTTGATTTGGCTCATGTCTAATCCGATTTTTGTTCGGTTGTTGTGTAGCCAACTGTTGTACAATCTTAATGCTCCAAAATATAGATGGTTTTCTAGTTTGAAGCTCCCGAATAGTGGTCCTACTGTTGGATGCGTTAATACATTTGATTCTATATCAATATCGATAACATCTCCTTTTTGTACAAGTAGTTTCATTGTTGGTACGAGTGTACCTGGACTCATTGATGTTCTTGTAATTGTACTTAAATCATGCGTTGACATATTATAGTCATGCATGTATACTTTCATTTTATTATTGTCACCTATGGTATTTTTACCAATATTTTTTTCTATTCCCATAATTATTTTTCCGTATTAATTGATTTTTTTACTGATTTCAATTTTTTTTCAAATTCATCCGCCTCTTTAATTGCGTATACCATTGCTGCAACTAGATCCCAATCAGTTTGATTGATTCTTTTTTCAGCTGCTTCTCTTGTAGGGAATTTTTCCCTTGTTGCAAGGTGATTTCCGATTGTAATCATATATTCATTCCCTTCTTGGTTAGTTGGTCTTATAACAAATGCTTCTGATAATTTTTCCATATTTTTTTACTTTTTAGGATTAATATTAATTTTTGTACTGTCAATACTTGATGTTGACGTTTGTTCGGTTTTTTGACTAGCGTTGTTATTGTTTTTCGCTACGCTTAAACTCATTGTACAACTCTGTACACATAGTGTTGTGATTATT